ATGGATGAAAAGAGACAAAAAAAAGAAATGGATTTAGAAGTAAATTCCTTTGTTCCTTTATATCAACAACTATATGACAACATAAAAAAACAAATAGCATCTGGCATATATAAACCAGGAGATAAACTTCCATCTGAAGGAGACTTATGTAAAGAATTTAATATAAGTCGTATAACTGTGAGAAATACGACTTTTTTATATAAAATAGCAAAATAACAGTGTTTGAGCAAAAAAAAGAATGTTTTTTATCGTTTTGCCACCTGTTTGCCACCATAACTTTTTTCGGTGGCAAATTATTGTAAAATGCCCTCCAAAATATCTATTGTTTCACTTTCCATTTTACTTGTAACATGTGAATATGTATCCATAGTGGTTGATAATTGACTATGACCTAATCTTTGTTGTATATATTTTACATTAGCTCCATTTTCTAATAATAATGTGGCATGTGTATGTCGCAAGCAATGAAAATTAAAGTTAATATTTAGTTTCTTGTTAATAGTTCTTATAGCAGCGTCAATATTGTTGTGATTTACAAATGAGCCATCTTTTTTTCTACAAACCCAATCATACTCAGTTTCTTTATACCATTTTCCAATTTTAATTTTTTGTTTTTTTTGATTCAATTTTTCCTCTTTTAATATTCTAGACAAAGTATCACCTATTTTAATATCTCTTATTGATGTTTTTGTCTTAGGTGATGCTAATTCAAATTCTGAAACTTTTCTCTTTATTAAATTTTTTCTAACTTTGATTATATTATTATCTAAATCAACATTATCCCAACAAAGACCTAATATTTCTCCTTTTCTCATGCCTGTATGAAACCCTATAAGTAGAGGAATATAGATATTTGTATTTTTAGGATATATTTCTAGTATTTTATTGAACTCATCTAGTGTTATAGTCTTGTTATCTGACTCATTTTTTACCTTTAAAACATTTTTTGGTATACTGGCATATTGAACAGGATTTTCCTTAATGAGTTTGTAAGGGTAAACAGCAGATTTTAAAGCAGCATTTAATACAACATAAATCGCTTTTAAAACTCCTTTTGTGTAGTGTTTTTCTTCTCCGTTTTGTGTGTATGTCTCTTTTGATTTATTATTTAAAAATTCTTGAATAATAGCTGGATTTATAGATTTTAGCTTACATTTACCAAGTCTAGGTTCTATATGATTTTCAATTAAATTTCTATAACTTTCCTGAGTATTGTATTTGCAATTAAGAAGTACATACTCTTTGTACCAAAAGTTAAGATAGTCTGATAAACTCATATTTGTTTCATCAAACACTATACCAGCATTTTCATATTCATTTATTGCATCACGGAGCGATTTTTCAGCTTCTTTCTTAGTGTTTCCACCAACTCTTTCTACCTTTTTTCTCTTGCCATCTACTATACCTGCATCAAAGTAGTAATACCACTTCTTTCCACGTTTTCTTACGCCGCCTTTCATAAAATTTCTCCTCTCAAAAGCTTTTTTTATGTAATTATATAATAACATATATCAATTTAAATAAAATAAATAAAAAAGACTATAAGAAACAAAGTTTTATGTTTATAATTAATAGTCTTTTTTATTTAGATACATATTTAATGTTTTTTATCACGTGATTCCAGCACTTTTTCTGCCAAATAAACAACTATTTTTTCATACTCAATATCAGTTTCTAAAGAAAAGTCAACAATAGCAGGTATCGTCATATCTCCTGCATATTTATTACCTAACCAATTTTCAATTAATTCCAATTCTTCTTTGCTTAATTCAAATTTTTTCTTTTTATTAAAACTTAAGTTCAATTTATTCACCTCAAATAATATTATATATTAAAAATAGTATTTGATAGAAACATTCGAATTATTTATGTAATTTTCTTTTTTTAATATATTCATCAGCAAAATAATTTACTAAATATTTTTCTTCCAATCCTAAAGCTATTTCTAATTCAATAAGAATAGGGATAGTTAAATCTTTATCCTCATTATTTTCCAACCTAGAAATTTGACTTCTGTGGCAACCAACTCTTTTTGCTAACTCTATTTGTGTTAATTTCTTCTTTTTTCGTAACTCTTTTAACATATATTTAACCTACCTTTTAGATAATTTTATATATGTTAGTTTGTGTAATTTCTTGTAATAAATGTGCAATATTCGCACACTTTTTGTTGGAAATTTGTGCTAGAATGTAGTTAAGAAATAACTTTATCTAGATAAAGCAAAAATAATAGAAGCTATAAAATATAATAATATTTTACAGTTATTTTATAGTTTTAAGCTTTGAAAAAGAGGTGGTTGTAACTATTTTTAAGAACGTATGTTTCGTGGAATTAATAAATAAAATATTTTATAGGGGATGATATATTTGAATAAGACGAAATATTATGATATTTTAAAGTTAAACTTATTAATGAAAAAGTTGAAAGAATTGGATAAAAATAAAATCAATGAATATAAAATAAAAGTGAAAGAAATACATAAAATCAATAAAAAAGAGGAATGATTCCTCTTTTTTATTATATTCATTTTCAGAAATAAACTATTTTTTATTTTTTTCGTCTAGTAAAAATAATTCTGCAACTTTTAATGCTTTTTCTCTTGCGTCTGGGCTTAGCTCGCTAAATATATTAAAAACTTCTTTCATATCTTCGTCAAGATACATATTCTCAATAAGCTCCTTTTCTGTTTTAAAATTTTCAGCATCATAATCTTTTTCGTTTTTATTTATAAATAAGCTATTTCTAACATCAGTTCTTCCTAATAAATAATCTGTAGACACATCAAAATAGTTTGCATATTCTTCTATTGTACTTTTCTTAGGTTCTCTTAAACCATTTTCTATCCTTGATAGTGTAGATTTGTTTATATGTAAATCCTCGCTTAATTTGTCTAGCGAGATGCCTTTTTCTTCTCTCAATTCTTTTATCCTATTCAATTTGCACAACCCCTTTTTATATTAATTCCAAAATAGCAACTTTTATTTATATTATAGCAACAAAATTAATTATTACAATTTTTTTTGCTAAAAAAGCAACAAAAGTATTGACTATAATCACAAAACTTGATATTATATAAATATGAAGTTGCCAAAATAGCAAAAAGGAAGTGATTTAATGTACTTAAATAGATTAGAAGGATTGATGAAGGAAAATAGACACACCCAAAAAAATGTGGCAGATATATTAGGTCTTAGCTCATATGGTTTTAGATTAAAATTAAAAGGAAAAAACGAATTTAAAGCAAGTGAAATAAAAAAGATATCTAAATTATATAATGTATCTGCGGATTATTTTTTTTCAGATGAAGTTGCTAAAATAGCAATAAAAGAAGAAAGGGGCAATAATAATGAAGAATCTAACCATAATCAAGCAAAATAATCAATTTTTAGTTGAAAGTAGAGAAGTAGCAGAATTAATAGAAAAGAAGCACGATAATTTATTAAGAGATATAAGAGGATACAAGAAGATTTTAGAGGACTCATCAAATTTGAGGAGTCAAGATTTCTTTATAGAAAGTACTTATATAAATACTCAAAATAAAATCCAACCTTGCTACTTATTAACTAAAAAAGGTTGCGATATGGTAGCTAATAAAATGACAGGAGAAAAAGGGATTATATTTACAGCAATTTATGTAACTAAGTTTGAAGAAATGGAGCAAGAGTTAAAAGAACAACAACCTAAATTACCAACTACATATAAAGAAGCACTGCAACAGTTATTAATCGAAGTTGAAGAAAAAGAACAACTACAATTAGAAAATCAAGAAAAGGATAAGGTAATTCAGTTACAACAACCAAAAGTACTGTTTGCTGATTTGGTAGCATCTTCTGACAATTCAATCCTAGTTGGAGAATTAGCAAAATTGCTTAGACAAAATGGAATTGATACAGGACAAAATAGATTATTTGACTGGTTAAGAAATAATGGTTACTTAATAAAACGTAAAGGTGAGGATTACAATACACCAACTCAAAAAAGTGTAGATTTAGGAGTTATAGAAACAAAAGAAGGTACAAGAGTACATCCAGATGGTCATACAAGTATTACTAAAACACCTAAGATTACTGGTAAGGGACAAATATACTTCATTAATAAATTTAAAAGTAGCAAACAATTATCAATGTTAAGTTAAAACATAACAGTACCTTGAAAACTAAATACAGAATATTCAAAAGAGGTGATTGAATTGAAACACGAGCAAACAACGCTTCGTATACCAGAAGACTTGTACAAAGCGTTGATAGATTTAAGTAAGGAAATCGGAATGCCTATTGCATCTATTGTAATAATTGCGTGTTGGTTGTATATATCAAAGATAAATTAACCAATGAGATATGCAAAATGAATGCACAGCATTATTTATTAGAGAATTGACTGATAAATTATTTTCTTTAGCTGTTTTCTCTAGCAACTCTTTTAGGACACCAGGAATCCTAAGAGTAGAACGAACAGTATCATCACTTTTATACGAGATTGATTGAAGTTCATTAACTTTTGAATTTCTAATAATATCATTAATAGCGTATAGAATAAGCGAAGATTTGAGAATGCCTGTTTGATAAGAAATTTTTTCTAAATTTTCATTTAATGGTGTATATATTCTTACAGTAATAGTAGTCATTTTGACACCTCCCTAATGACATTATACAAAAAATATTTAAAAAAGTCTTGACACTAAAATAGTGTCATAATATAATGATTATAGACAGTAAAACAGTGTCATAAGGAGGGAGGAATAAGAATGGAAAAAGTAAGAATGACAGTAAGGCTCGTCCCAAAATTAAATCAATATGTACAGAATATAGCCAAAGAATGTGGAAAAAGTAAAAATTCTATTATTGTGGATGCATGTTGGGAGTTTATTGAGAAAATAAAAAAAGAAAATAAATTCAATGTAGAAAGCGAGGAATAAATATGAATAATCTACAGATATTTGAAAAATTGGAATTTGGACAAATAAGAATGGCAGAGATTGATAATAAGCCTTACTTTGTAGGAAAAGATGTTGCAAAGTCATTAGGTTATAAAAATACTAATGATGCAATTTTAAGACATTGCAAAGGGGTAGTGAAACACGAGGGGTTTAAAATTAATGGTATTAAGATTGCTTTGATAACTGAGGGTGATGTTTACAGATTAATAGTAGGTTCAAATCTTCCAAACGCAGAAAAGTTTGAGAGTTGGGTATTTGATGAAGTGCTTCCAACTATTCGACAAACTGGTCAATACCAAGCACAACAGCACGTAATAACAGAACTTACAGGAACTATAGGAGACTTAAAAGGAACAATAAAAGAATATAAAAAGTTGTGTAAGATAACTTGTTCTAAGAAACAACAGTATTCTAAATACATAAAGAATAGACTCGATATAGACAAAGCAAATAAAGAATATAACCAAGTGAAAGCGAGATTATTCCTAATTCTTGGAGTTGAGAAGTGGGAAGATATAGATTTTGATACATCTAATAATTTAATACAGATTATAGATGATTGCATAAGAGTTATAAAGTCAGAAAGACCATATAAACAATTAAGTTACTTTGAAAACTAAATACAGAATATTTTAAAAAGGAGTGTGTAATTAAATGAAAATTTCATTTGAAAGTGTAGTGAACAATGTAAATAATGAAACGGAATTAATATTATCAAAAGAAGAGTTACAAATAGCTAAAAGGATACTTAATACATTGAATGAAAATGAACAAAGTATCCTTTCCTCAAAAGATATTTTAGATTTTTGCAAAGAAGCTCTTAAATATAATTTAGTACCTACATTTGTTTAAAGACACTGAGGCCATCGCCTTTAGAAAAACTATTATTGACTTCTGAAAGTTTCAAAAAGATTTCATGGTAATGTTTTAAAAGTTCCTCTTCAGAAGAACTTTTAAAATCATATTTTTCCTTAAGAATTTCTAAAGTAAGAGTATGTAATATATCTTTACTGAACTGCATAATATCACCAACTTTCATAAAAAGATATAGGATATATCCTACAAATATAGTATATCAAAGGAGGAAAATAATGGCAATTAATGACAACATAAATAAAATTTTAAGAGATAGAAATTTAAAAGCATGGAAATTAGCAAAAGAAATAGGAGTAGACTCAGGAAATTTATATGCAATTTTAAGAGGAGAAAATAAAAATCCAACCATAAACACTCTAATAAAAATAGCTGATTATTTAGATATTACATTAGATGAACTAGTTGGAAGATAAAAATTAAATACAGAATATTTTGAAAAGGAGTGAGTAAATTGGGCAATATATCTAATTTCAATTTAGATAAACAAGAAGATAAAAGTTTTAATGACCTAGATAATATATCAATTTGTTTTTCAGAAGGTATCCGTAAAGTTGTAGAAATGAATTTAAACAACTATAAAAATAAAATCTCAAAGTACTTAAATGAAACTTCGAAAATAGAATTATTAGAACCAAAAGAATTAACAATTGTTATAAGTAAAGGTTATCCCGATTATCTTATGTCTGTTGAAGAAGCAAGTAAAAGATTGAAAATAGATAAAGTATTTGGATATGAGTTAATAAAAAATGGACTTTTGAAGTCAGTTGATATAGGGGCAACTAAAGTTTCTAGTTATGAATTAGATGATTTTATAACTAGAAATCAAGGAAAAAACATCAAAGAAATGCTTAGAGAAATGAAAGAACTTAGAGAGGGGGTGATTTAGTTGAGTGTAAAGGTGTTAATAGCTTATGTACAGTTTTGTAAGCAATATAATAAGAAAGCAAGTTTTGAAAGTCTTAAAAAATACAACAAAGGGGTAATTGCATGAAAATAATTTATAAAAACAAAGTTTATAAGGTAGAACAAGACAAAGTGTTATTTAGAATTACATACTATGATGAGCAGAGAGGTAGTAAGAAGTTTAATAAAGATAAGAAAGTTAAAAGAAGTACATTAACAAGAGATATAGAGGTAGTTAACTTGTATTTACCAACACATTTAAAAATAAAGTAAGCTATAAATAATTAAAGAAAAAGGTGATTAGATGCAAAGAGAGCAGACAACAATACGCCTGCCTAAAGAACTTAAAGAAAAATTAGAAAAGCAGGCGAGTAAAAAAGGAAGAAGTTTTAATAGTATTTTATTAAGCATATTACAAGAATTTATTCAGAACCCAAATGTATAGAACCATGTTCTTTTTCAAACATTTCTATATGTTTAGTAACAAGAAATTCTATTTCTTTATTAGCTGAACGAGCATTGTACTCAGCTATATATTTAAGTTTATCAAGTTTTTCTTTTGGTATTCTAATTGCAAAATGAGGATTTTTATATGTACCCATTTTAGCCATAATATCAACTCCTTTGTGTAGTCTATTTGGCAACAATTATATCACAAAAATAAATACAAAAAATATATAGGCAACATATAGACAACATAATAATAAAGTGTTATACTTTGTATTAAAGATAGGCAACACATAGATAACAGTACAGGAGGAAATTATGTTGGCAAATAGAGTAAGAACTGGATTAAGAATCCCATATGATTTAAATACAAAATTAATATTAATAGCAGAAGAAAGAGGAATGTCAAAAAATTCTTTAATATTACAAATACTTTGGGATTACATAAAAGAAATAGAAAATAAGGAGGTCAAATAATGGTTGAATTGGTAAAAGAATTTGATTTACAAACAATTAAAGTAGGAAATGCAGTAAAAGTAAATTGCAAAAGATTTGGTTTTGAAATTGATTGTATAGTAGTAGTAGCAACAGAAAAAGAATTAAATTTAGCATACTTTGATGAAGGTAGAGGCTGTATGGAGTATCAAGCCTTAATAACAGAAGATATTCAAGATGGTGATTATGAGATTAAAATTTTATCTTAGGAGGAAATAAAATGGTAGGTTTATTTGCAATATGTTTAGCAGGATTATTTCAATAAAAAAAGTGCTGGTCAAAGTAACCAACACATACAAAAAATTCAACTTATTTAGGAGGATACCATAAAATGAATAAAATTTCAAGTCGTAGAAAATATTTAGATGCTTTTATAGTAACTGATACTAAGAACATAGATAAAATTGATTGGCTTAAAAATAGACAATTAGGAATAGGGGGTAGTGATGCGTCAGCAGTAGCAGGATTAAATCCCTGGAAAACTTCTGTTCAAGTATATATAGAAAAGAAAGAAGAAATACCAATAGAAACTAAAAGTTTCAGAATGGAATTAGGCAATAGATTAGAAGGATTAGTTGCAGAACTTTTTACAGAAGAAACTGGTCTTAAGGTCCGTAATGTAAATGGAATGTTAAAAAATGAAAAGTATCCTTTTGCAATAGCTAATATAGACAGAGCTATAGTAGGAGAAAAAGCATTTTTAGAATGTAAGACAACAAATAGTTTTTCTATAAAAGAATGGGAAAATGGAGTTCCACTTCATTATGAAATACAATGCTTACACTATATGGCTGTCACAGGAGCTACACATTGTTATATAGCAGCACTTCTTGGAAATGAAAAGTTTGTATGGCACAAGATAAATAGGGATAATGAAGTAATTAAAAATCTAATGAAAATAGAGAGTGAATTTTGGGAAGAAAATGTATTAAAAGACATTTTACCAATTCCTGATGGTTCAGATGCTTATAGTGAGTTTCTGAAAACAAGGTATAAAAACTCAGTAAAAGAGAAAATAGAACTAAATCTACTTGAAGATGGTATATCAAAGTTAAAAAGATATGATGATATAGTTTTACAAATGAAAGAACTAAAAGGAGAGAAACAGCTAATAGAACAAGAAATACAAAGTGAAATGAGAGAGTTTGAGTTAGCTACATTAGGCGGAAGAATAATAACTTGGAAAGGAGCTACTAAAAGGTCCATTGATACCAAGAGATTAAGAGAAGAAATGCCTGATATAGCAGAAAAATATACAAATATAAGTTCATACAGAACATTCAAAATAAAATAGGGGGTAATATATATGGCTAGTGAAAAAGCAAAAGGAGCATTAGAAAAGAAAGTTTCAGGAGCAAATACAGTCAAGGTAAGTCCAAGTAAAGGTATGGAGCAACTTATGAATAAAATGGCAAGTCAGATAAAAAAAGCTTTACCTAGTATGGTTTCAAGCGAGAGATTTCAAAGAGTTGCCCTAACAGCTTTTAGTAATAATCCAAGGTTACAATCATGTGAACCTATGAGTTTTATAGCAGCAATGATGGAATCAGCTCAATTAGGTCTTGAGCCTAATACGCCTTTAGGTCAAGCATATTTGATACCATATGGAAATAAAGTGCAATTCCAAATTGGGTATAAAGGTCTTTTAGAATTAGCACAAAGAAGTGGAAAGATAAAAACTATATATGCTCATAAAATAAGAGAAAACGATAAATTTGAGATTAAATATGGGCTTCATCAAGACTTAGTTCATGAACCTAAATTAAATGGTGATAGAGGGGAAATAATTGGATATTATGCAGTATATCATTTGGATACAGGAGGACATAGTTTTTCTTTTATGACTAAAGAGGAAATTATAGAATTTGCAAAGAGTAAAAGTAAAAGTTATAGTAGTGGACCATGGCAAACAGATTTTGATTCAATGGCTAAAAAGACAGTTATAAAACAGTTATTAAAATATGCACCACTTAGTATAGAATTACAAAAAGCTATGGTAGGTGATGAAACAATAAAATCTGAAATAGATGAAGATATGAGCATGGTCGTAGATGAAAGCGAAAGTTTAGAAGTTGATTTCGAAGTAAAAGAAAATATGGATGGTAAAGTTAGTGTGGAAGAAGCTATAAATGTTGATTAAGTAGGTGAGGCACCTTGAATGAAGATAAGTCAGTTATAGAGAAATTAAATATATTAAGTGGTGGATACGGTCTTATGCCAAGAATAATAGCAAGAGATAGGTGGTTGACAGTTGGCGCTAGAATGCTGTATTCATATCTAACTAGTTTTGCAGGGAATGATGGAACATGTTTTCCATCTAGGGATTTAATTTGTTATGAACTAGATATATCAAAAGACACATTTACAAAGTACAAAAAAGAGCTAGAGATGAGTGGCTATATAAGGGTTCATAAGAATAAATCCAAACAAGGCAAGATGCAAAACAATATATATGAAATAGTATTTGATAGAACTTATATAGATGAATGTATTTCTAAGAGAGGTTTAAAAGAGGAGAAAAAGAAGAAAAAGCCATGTACTAAAAAGCAAGACACGGAACCGTATCCTAAAAATGTAGACATGGAACCATGTCCTACTTTTCCGGACACGACTCAGCCGGACACGGAAAATATGGACACTAATAGTAACAGTATTAATAGTAACAGTATTAATAATATGTATATAGTAAAGCAACCTGTGGATAACTTTTTAAAAGAATTTAAGAAGCTGTATGAAGAAAATATAGGAGTAATATATCCAGTTACAGCTGAATGGTTATTAGAAGTATCTAATGAAGTAGATATAAGAGTATTTAAAAGAGCTATAGAGATATGTGCTGAAAAGATGAATATGAATCTAGCATACTTAAAAGGTATCCTTAAAAAATGGAAGGATGCAAATATTACTACATATGAGCAACTGGAATCATATAGATTACAGCAAGAAAATAAGAAAACAAAAAAAGTAGTTAATAACCATGTGAGTAAAAATAAGTTTGCTAACTTTGAACAAACATTTACTAAGTATTCAGAGAATGAGCTTGATGACATTATTAAGAAAAGCCAAAAAGAGAAGTTTGGAGTAGGAAGTTAAAATATTGGAGGGATGAAAGATGGAGTTAAAATTTAGAGAATGGAATAAAAATGGTAAAGAAATGTATAGTTATGATGAAATGGTGTGCTATTCTAAAAATTTGCTTAGAGAGTGGGTTTATAGTGGTGTTTATTTACCAACAAGCAATGAAAATTTTGAGGTTATGATATACACAGGTTTGAAGGATTGTATTAGAAAAGAAATCTATGAGGGTGATATTGTTTCATACATCTTATCATTTGAAGAATTTATAGGAGAGGTAAAATTTGAAGAAGGTTTCTTTGTAATAGATAATGAAGTGCTAGGAGAATGCGTTGGGTTATTTCATGAAATTGCAGTGGTTAAAGTTATTGGCAATATATATGAAAATCCTGAGATGTTAGAAAAGATAAGGAAACCTAAAGTGTTGGAGGTCTAAAAGTGAAACATGAGTGTAAGAAACTTTTCTTGGAATGTGATAAGGGAAGTTTTGAGATAAATGATACAAGAATTGGAGAAGTAATGTTCGAGAGTACAGAAATAGACAATCCGTTTGAGAGAGTAAAATATGAAGGTAAAGCTACTTTTGAAATAGTATCTGGATGGGAGTATCTACAAAGAGAAATGTTGTGGCTTAAGATATTGCATTTATCAGCAGTTGTAGCAAAAATAATGCAATATAAAATGTTAGGTATTTTAATAAGGGAGATGTAATAAAATGGCTAAAATTTGGATGGATGCAGGAACGTTTTTAGAAAAAACTATTGATATAGAAGATATGTTTGAACTTAATTTAAGAGCAATAAGAAAGAGAAATGAAAAAATAAAAAATGAAATTGAGAAACAAATAAAATATGAAGATTCAGAAATAAAAACTACAAATCGTGGTGGACCAGGAAAAATTATAAAAATTTTCAATATAAATACTGGAGAGGTAAAGATTCTTAAGAGTGCTGAAGAAGCAAGTAGATATATAAAGGTTAGTCGTAGCTATGCAAGTTATTTAGCTAGAGAAAATAAATCAACTGAGGATGGTTGGAAAGCAGAGTATATTCAAGGAGCGACAGATGGTATTAGCAAATGTGGAACAAGTAATTAAGTTAGCTGAAAAGATATTAAATAAGAAAAAGTGTTCTGTTAATAAAGCTATTGATATAGCTATAAAAATATTAAGTAGGTATGAGTGTGAGGGGATGTTAGAAAAATGAATATATTAGCTATTACAATGCTTATAATAGGAAGTTTTATAGCTGGTAGAGTTTATGAGTATAGATTGAATCTAAAAGAGTGTGAAAATTGCGACAATAAAAGAGGTGTATAAGAATGGATGATAGATTAGAAATTATAAATGCTTCTGTAAATTATATACAGATGATATGTGAAAGTTCAAATATAGCCATTATAGCAGAGCAAGGAAGAGTTAGAATATTAGATTTAGAAACTAAAGAAAAATATGATTTATTAAAAAATAAACTCGAGGAAATGTTATAAGAAATATAAGTGAAAATATCTAATTAAAACAGTTTAGAGAGTTGCAAAATGTCTTTTAGTATAAATTATTGTTGAAGTGTTTTGTGACTCTCAAAAATGAAAATAGAGAGGGGAATAATATAATGGATTTAAATAAAATTATGAATGATGCACTAGTAGAGTTAGAGGAAAATGGCTTTGTAGAGGAAGTAGTTAAAAAACAATTGGCAGAAACAATAAAAAGAGTTGTGAATGAGGTTTTTGGAAATTGGGGTGATTTTAGTAAAAAAATTGAAAAACATCTAAGTGAAAATATAAATATAAATTTAGATAAATTAGATATACAAAAATATAATGTGCTCGTAGCAACTACAGTAAAAGAAAAGATTGATATGACAATGAAGGTAGAAGCTATTGAACACTTAAAAAGAAATTTAGATAACATGCTTGTAGGTGCTGAAAAAGAATATAAAATGAGCGAATTGTTGGAAATATTAAAAATGGATAAATATGATATTGATGAATATGAAGGCTATGAAGATTGCATAACATTTATTCTTGATGAAAATAAATATGGTTCGGGATGGATTGAAATTGATAAAGAACCAAATAAAAGTAAATACAGATGCGAACACTCCATATTGTTGAGAAAAGATGGAACTATTGCATCATATAGATACGAGAATAGAGAAATATCATCTAAAGATATAATGAGTGGATTTGATAATTTTGGAGATTTGCTATTTAAAATATTTGCTCATGGGTCAAAAATAATTTTGGATTTAGGAAATGATATAGAAGATTATGATTTAACAAATGGAGAAGATTATTAAAATAGGGGATGGAACAAATGTCAAAGTATGTATTGAGATGGCAAAAAGGATTATTACTAGATGAACGCAAGATAAATTATTCATGTGGAAGTATAGAAAATTTAAAAAAGAAAGCTGAATTATTAGCTAAAGATGACAGGATATTGCTTGTAACAATAGATAAAGTTGAAGAAGTTATAAAAGATACTAGAAGTCAAAAAATGGCTGAATATTATTGTGATGGAGGAATTGAAATATGATAATACACAAATTTATAATACATGTTTTAGATAAGAATAGCGATACACCAATACTAAATGATTTTGAGGGTAGAGTCAGTCAAGATATTGAAGCTTTCTTTCAGAAAAAAATAAGCAAAGTATCAAGAGATAATGACATCAGAACAGCAGTATTTAATGACTATAGTAACAATCTAATTAAGAAGTGTTGTGAACAAATTATTTATGATGAAAGTTCATTTTTAAATAACTCTAAAGAGATTGCAGCTTATTTATTTGATGTTATGAAATTGAATGCTACATTAGAATCTTGCGACTTAGCAATTTGTTTATACTCTCAAAAATATGAAAAGAAAGTTGCTATATTAAAGCTTGATTACAATAATTCATATACTCATTCAATAGAGTTTAAAGATGATAAATTTAATATACAGATGTCTAAAAATGAAATTAATATACAAGAGACTAAGACGGTTAAAATTGCTGCTTTGGTTGGATTGAGTGGAATGAATGACAAATATCATCTTAGGGTTTTAGACAAGGATGCAGAGAAGGAAGAAGCTAATTCTAAGTTTGTTACAGAGTTCTTAAATGCCACTAAGATAAAAGATGATAAGTATAAGACTAAGAAGTTCAAAAATACAGCTGAGAATTGGATAACTAATGCTCTTAGTAATGATATAAAACAAGCAGAGGATGTAAGAAGTATATTAAATTATACTTTGAGAGAAAAGCATGAAATTGATATAAATGATTTTGTTGATAAAACAATTAAAGATGATAAGTTAAAAGATAGTTTTAAAGAACATATGGAAGAAAAAGGTCTTGTTGAAGGATTTAGTATAGATAAAAAATGGGTTGATAAAAAGCTTAAAAAGAGAAATATAAAAACTGACAATGGCTTTGAAATAAAAGGTAACTTAACTGATTTTGAGGACCCAATGAAATATACAGTAAGACAAAATCAAAATGGGTCTATAGATATAGTTATTAAGAATGTAACATTTTATGAGGAAAAGTAGGTACTCATGTGACTATTGGCTAGAGAAGGAGAAGTAAATAATAAGAGGATGTAAATTTAAACTAGTTAGGAGGAATAACTTATGAAGATTTTTTTATTGACTATACTGCTAATAATTATTTGTATATTAGCAAATTATGTGAAAAATCGCATATATAAAAAATCTATAAATAATCTAAAATATAAATATTCTGTAGGGGAAAAGATTATATATCATCAAATAAACTGTTACTATAACAGAATGGTTGGTTGTGAAATTTTAGAAAAATGTTATAGTACGAAATTTAGAAAAAGAAATACCCCGCTTTATAAAGTAAAAGCATATGTAGGTGATAACGATACAACATGGGTTATACCAGAGTGGAGAATTGAATGTCTTGCTACGACTTATGGAGAATTTCCTAAATATTAAATAATAAAAATTGGCTGGAGAAGGAGATTGTAAATTATGTTTAACATCTATAAAGTGAAAATAAAGACTAAAAGAACATTGGAGCAGGTAAGAAATCAAAGCGTAGACTTTGAGTATTCAGAAAAAGGATTAAAAAATACTCTGAAATACTATAACTTGATTGATGATTTAAAAGTAATAGTAGTTAAATTTGGAGATGAATATTGTCTAGCTAATTACAATGAAGAAGATAGAAAAATAATAATGGAAGCACATTATCTTTTAGAGCAGGATGAATATACTGGATGTTATATAAATGAATATGAACGATTTAAAAAAGATTGGGAAAATGGTAATTGTGATGGGGAAGCCTGTATGGTATTTTCAGATGATGAAATTGAGATAATTGAGAAGCTAAGGGAGGGTTAAATATGAATAAAAGAATTAAAATGAAAAAAAGATTAATTCATAAAAAGTGTGATGAAAGATGTGTCAACTATGACTTTGTAATTAGCAATAACCTTATAACTTGTAATGTGTGTATAGGATGCAAATACAAAGAAAATATGGATAAAGTATGTGAAGAGAACTATAAGAAATTAAGAAGTAAATAGAATAAAATAGTCAAGGTAAGTTTGTGAATGAAACTAGAATGTTATAGGCTTGACTTATAAAAGGAGTGCGTTAAATGGCTAATATATATTGTGAAAATTATAATTGTAAAAACTACTTTGAAGATATGTGTATGCTTGAAAGAATTGAAATTAATAACTTCAAAGAATGCGAAAGCTATCTTGAAGGTAAAAATGAGCTATATGAATTAGAAAACGGATATACTATACATCCTAAAGATTTGAAAATGGTGAAAAGTAAAGATTATTCTGTTGAAGTTACTCATATTCCAACTGGTATTACAGTAAAATGCCGTTCTACAAATAGTATTTTAAAAAATAAAAATAAGTGTTTGGAAGTTCTAGAAGAAGAACTAACAAAAATAAACTCTCACTTAGAGCTAGAAGATTTACGCTAAATAGGAAGTGAGCTTATGAAACGAAGAAGATGCAGTTGGTGTGGTAAGTTATTTTATCTTGAAGAAAAATCTAAGGATGTTTATTGTTGTAAAGAATGTAGGAAGAAGGCTAAGAAGGTGAAAAAATGAAAGTTTTTCTTGTAATAGATGGAGAACCAGTTGGTAAAGAAAGACCTAGATTTAACTTGGCTACTAAAAGGACCTATACACCACAGAAAACTAAGGACTATGAAGAATTAATAAAATGGTTATATCAATCTAAAGTTAGACATTATTTTACTGGATACATAAAAATGACTTTAAGATGTTATTACTCTATAGCAAAAAGTAACAGTAAAAAGATTAAAGAGCAGAAAAGAAATAATGTGTTAAGACCCAATAAAAAACCAGATATTGATAATGTGGTCAAGATTATAGCTGATTCACTCAATGAGATAGCTTATAAAGATGATACGCAGATTGTTGAGGTTGTAGCTAGTAAATATTACAGTGATAAACCAAGAGTTGAGGTTATATTAGAAGATGTTATTTAACCAACGGAAAAATCCGTTCGTTAGATTAGGTACTCAGTTTTTCATAAAAATGTGAAAAAGCTGAATAGAGAATATATCAAATGGTAAAGGAGAGATAAATTATGAATGAAAATATAAATAAAGAAATAACAGTACTTGGAACTTTAGAAATCGAGGGAATGAAATTTCATAACATTGAGGGTGGATTTGGAGAACATAAGAAAGCAATGCTAGTAAAAGATATAGCTGAGATACATAATAGAGAATCTAGACAGATTAATGAGCTTATAAATAAGAATAGAAAAAGATTTAAAGATGGAAAAGATATATTAGATTTGTTAGGTGTCGGTTTGGACGATACCAAAATAAAAGAATTAGGATTTACTCAACAATCAATTAATTCTTATAGAGGGTTAAAAAACAAAGGGTTATTATCTGGGATTTATATATTATCTGAAAGAGGTTATGCAAAATTATTAAAAATATTAGAAGATGATATAGCTTGGGAATTATATGAGAAGTTAGTTGATGGATATTTCTCTATGAGAAAAGAACTAAATAATCCTCTTTTAAGTGCATCAAAGGAGTTACAAGCTATATTTATGCTAGATAAGAAACAAGAAGTCTTAGAAACTAAAATAGAGAATGTTAATGAGAAGTTAGAGAACTTTATGGATGATGCACCATTATTCAATATCGAGTGTGAGTGTATTGTTAAAGAGGTTAAGAGAGTAGCAACAAAATCACTTGGTGGACATGGAAGTAAGGCTTATAAAAATAAATCTTTAAGAGGTAAAGTTTATAGTGATATATACCATCAGATTAAACGAGAATTTGGAGTAGATAGTTATAAGGCTATAAAGCGTTGTCAGTTAGATAAAGTATTAGAGATTGTAAATAATTATAAGTTACCTATAGTGTTTGAAGAAGAAATAAGACTTTTGAATAGTCAATTATCAATTGTGAGTTAAGACAGGAATAGATTTTTCTCCTTTAAAGGGGAAAACCTGCAATAGTTAATTAAAAGAGAAAAGGAGTGCTTTCACACTCCACTTGTCAAAAATATAAAACTTTTATATACAAGATTATTATAACATAAATAATTGATAGGAGTGTGTGAGTATGTCTAAAACTAAAAAAGAGTTTTTTAATGCAACTAAGAAACAACTTTCTAATTATAAACAATTAAGTGCAAATATAATAAAATTAAAAAATGAAATACAAATGTTGAAAGATAATTCGGTTGGAGATTTAATGAAAGGTATAAGTTATGATAGTGTCAAAACAGGAAAAACAAACAAAACTAGTAACATGATTGAGGATGCTATTGTTAATGTATCAGACTTAATAACAGAAAAGGAAATAGAGTTATATGAAGCAGAAATAATTAAATCCACAATAGATTTAGCTATAAGAAACTTAAAACCTATACACAGACAAATTATTGAACTTAAATATATAGATGGTCTAATGTGGCAAGAAATGGTTGATATAGTACATTTAGAAGAAAGACAATTAAGTGTAAGAGCTAGTCAAGCTATTAGCTCAATATCAATAGCATTATTTGGGAAGAAAGCATTAATAGAGCAAGAACCACTTTTTGAATTGTTAGATTACAAACTAAATTAAAAAAGTAAGAGTAATTTTGAGTGCTGAAAATGTGCAGGTTTTTTTGTTTTAGACATGAGATAATAGTATTGTGGAAATGAATATTTCTCTCTCAAAACTAAATATATATGTGGGCTAGGTAAAGGGATTCACCTAGCTTATATGAACAGACTAGGCAGGGCGTGAGGACGCTGTTAGTTCAATTCTAACTATGTTCAAAATCTATTGATACACTATATTAAGTATTTGAATTGAGATTAAAATCTCATACAATTTTGTATCTTAATTCAGAAGTCTAAAAATCGGGTGGGGCTTGGTAACCTCACTCACCATGCAGGTACTGGTGTTTAATCTAGGTTCGATTCCTAGAACTTGCGACATAATATATGTATCTCCCTACTAAAAATGCTAAGTTTACTCCAAACTTAGCATTTTACTTTTTAAAAAGAAAAAAGAAATTTTTATTGTCATAATACTATTTGTTTAGGTATATTATAATGTGCATACTTAAAATTAAATACTTAGCAAGCATTTGAATTAATATACATAAGATATATGACATAATTTTTTATAGTGTAAGTTATTTAAATTAATTATAAATAACAGTAATTTTATTATATAAAATGTACATATTGTGAATAATAATAATAAAATCATGTACAAAATGCCAACTGATAATTCCTCGAAATGTATTGCATATTTAACGTAACGTCAGTATAATTAAATTATAATAGTGAAGTGGAAGGTGGTACTTATGGCTACAAAAAGTATTTTAAAAAATGTAGATGTAAGAAAAAAGGCATTTGGAAGAAATCTAGTATCAGCTCTAGAAAATGCTAAAAATAAACAAGAAAAAGAAGTTGTATTAAGTAAAAAATGTTCAGAAGTACCAAAAGATAAAATAAAGGATATATTCGGGAGATTTTAATGAGTGGCTATTTAATTGTAAACTTAAGTAATATGCTAGGAGAGCTGGAGGAAGAAGAAGTTAAAAAAATTCTCTCCAGTTTTTCTTGTCCCCTTAATAAAGATGTAGAAGAATTTTTAAAAAACAAAGCTATTGAATTTTCTAAACAAGGTTTGGCTAGTACACATTTAGTGCTAACTTCTTATAAAGGCAAGCCTGTTATAGTTGGATATTTCACTCTAGCTAATAAGTATTTTACAATAAAAAGAAAAACATTATCAAACTCTTTAGCTAGGAAAATAGTGAAGTTTGGACAATACAATGAAGAACTAAGAAGATATATTATTGGAGCACCTTTGATAGGGCAAATAGGAAAGAATTATTCAAATAATTATAATAAATTAATCAAGGGTGATGAACTTCTAAAAATTGCATGTGACAAGATAAAAGCAGTACAGTTAGATATGGGTGGGAAAATAGTGTACCTTGAATGTGAAGATAAACCTAAATTAATTGAATTTTATAAGGATAATGGATTTGTAGACTTTGGAAAAAGAAGCCTTGATAAAGACGAAACAGATTCGTTAGATGGGGACTATTTAGTTCAAATGTTGAAATATCTAAAAAAATAAAAGTACATAAAATCTAAAATGACTATCTTGATAGATGGTCTTTTTTTATACAATAAATTAAAAGGAGAATGAAATTATGGAGATTAAGAAAAACACACAAGATGTAGTATCAGAAAGAAAAAATTCCCTAGATTCTGAATTCAAGATACCTGCAAGTGGTGTGTGTTATATGGCTGAGTTTATAAAGGAATCTAGGGAAATCATAAAAGAATTAGATAAACATTTTGAAAGTTGTCTAGATGTTTTATCTAAGGCAAGACTCTAAATATTTTGAATATGCTGAATCAAGCATGGTTTGCCAATCTGGGAAATCAGTATTTTTAACTATAAATAAATCAAATTCATTATCAGGAATAGCTAAAAAGTCTTCTTCTGAATTGACTATGTAATTACCAAATGCAAGTAGTTCATCAAAAGAATCAAAATTAGTGTGTTGGTTCATAAATTTCTTGCTAAGAATTATTGTGCGAATCTTATCAAAGTCAGGTTTTAAATTTTGTTCCATTCTTTCAATTTTCTTTTGAAATTGCTTTAAATTTCTAATGTCAATATTTTTACTCATAAGAACACCTCCTTTCAATAGAATATTAGCATAAAATTGTGGTGAATTCTGCTATTGTCGAACGATTGTTGAAGGATATTGTATAATAACATAGAATTTACTATACTATAAGGAGGTGATTATGTGGGATTTGAGATAAGTGGTAATTTGAATTTTGACAGTGTTATTGATGATTTAAAAAAAGAAGTTGAAAATAACCCTACTATATTTACATCACAAAATGTTGGAAATAAGTTCAAAGAAAAATGTAAAATATGCGAAAAAATATCTGAATTTGAAATACTAGAAGATGGTAAAGTTAAATGTTTAGAATGTGGGACTGAATTTGAATTGAATCTTAAAGTAGAGTAAACAAAAAAAGAATCTCAATTATGAGGTTCTTTTTTTATTCCCAAAACAAACAAATAAAGAGGTGGTGATGTGCAAGATGTCAAAGAAAAGGTAAAACAAGATTACTTAAAAGGAATGAAACAAAAGGAAATATCATCAAAGTATGACATTAGCTTAAACACTTTAAAGTCATGGATAAAAAGATACAACTGGGCTAGTGAAAAAAAGAAGGGTGCACCTATAAATAAAAGAGGTGCACCCTTTTCTAATAAAAATTCAGTTGGTCATGGTGCTCCAAAAGAGAATAAGAACGCTGAAAAGTTTGGTTTCTTCTCAAAATATCTACCCGAAGAAACTAGGGAATTGATACAAGAAATATCTATAAAAGATAAATTTGATATTCTTTGGGAACAGATAACAATTCAATATGCAGCAATAATAAGAGCACAAAAGATAATGTATGTTAAAGGCAAGGAAGAAATGGTTAAAGAATTAAAGAAATATGAAAGCACAGAAAATGGTGAAAAGATAGAGTATGAATTTCAATTTGCATGGGATAGGCAAGCATCTTTTCTTAATGCACAAAGTAGAGCTATGAGTGAACTTAGAAGTTTAATTAAACAATATGATGAGATGATTCATAAGGATTGGAATTTGGCTACAGAGGAGCAGAAAACAAGAGTTGAGAAGTTGAAATGTGAAGTTGATAACCTAAGTAAGGATGATATTGGAGATGATGAGTTGAAAATAAGTGTAGATTATGGTGATAGAAATGATAGTTAGAGTAAATTTTAATCCAGATTTCAAGGAAGCTAATTTTACTAAAAAAAGATACAGAGCAATGAAAGGTTCAGCAGGGAGTGGAAAATCTGTTAATGTGGCACAGGATTATATACTAAAGTTAGGAGATAAGAAGTATCAAGGAGCTAATCTATTAGTAGTTAGAAAGTCAGAAGCTACACATAAGTATTCAACGTATGCAGAGCTTACAGGAGCTATAAATCGTATTTATGGTAAACAAGCTGATAAGTATTGGAAAACTACTTTAAATCCTTTAGAAATTAAGAGTAAAGTTACTGGTAACTCTATAATTTTCAGAGGAGTTAATGATGCAAAACAAAGAGAAAAATTAAAATCAATTAACTTCTCGAAAGGAAAATTAACATGGGTTTGGTGTGAAGAAGCTACAGAACTTATGGAAAGTGACATAGACATACTAGATGACCGTTTAAGAGGTATTTTAACTAATCCTAACCTATACTATCAAATGACATTTACATTTAATCCAGTCTCAGCTACTCATTGGATAAAAAGAAAGTATTTTGACTATAAAAATGATGATATATTTACTCATCATAGTACTTATCTACAAAATAGATTCATAGATGAAGCTTACTACAGAAGAATGCAAATGAGAAAAGAGCAAGACCCAGAAGGGTACAAAGTCTATGGTCTTGGAGAATGGGGAGAAACTGGTGGAGCAATACTTAAAAATTATGTTATACATGAATTTCCTACAGAATTTGAGTATTTTGACAATATGAGGTTATCACAAGACTTTGGATTTAACCATGCAAATGTAGTACTTAGAATTGGCTTTAAGGATGGAGAGTTATATATATGTAACGAAATATATGTACATGAAATGGATACCTCAGAAATCATAAAGATTGCAAATAGTATAGGTTTAGAAAAGACTCTATTTATGTACTGTGATAGTGCTGAACCAGATAGAATTAAGATGTGGAAGAGTGCAGGATATAAAGCTAAAGGAGTTAAAAAAGGACCAGGAAGTGTTAAAGCTCAAATAGATTATTTGAAACAATTAAGAATACATGTACATCCTAGTTGCACTAATACCATAAAAGAAATACAACAATGGAAATGGAAACAAGATGAAAGAACTGGATTATATCTTGATGAACCAGTTGAGTTTATGGATGATGCAATGGCTGCGCTTAGATATTCTATAGATAATAAGCTTAAAAATAATGGAATAAGCTTCTTAAAGTAAAGGAGGTGTTGAATATTTATATAAGTGAAACAGATTTAATAAAAGCTCAACTAAAAAAAGAGAGTACTTTTAATTTGGCGAAAGTTATAGAGCATTATATTTTAAAGCATAGACCACAGAAATACAAACAAGGAGAAGAATACTATTATGGTAATACTGATGTAAACAATAAGAGAAGATATTATCTCTTAGATGGAGCTAAGGTTGATGATTTTACTAAGGTTAATAATAAAGCAATTAACAACTACCATAAGCTTTAGTTGACCAAAAGGTAGGCTATAGTGTCGGAAATCCCATAGTATTTAATGCAGATGATGATAATCTCACTAAGCTTTTAAATGACTTACTAGGAGAAGAATTTGACGATACAATAACAGAACTATATCTCAATGCTAGTAATAAAGGGGTTGAATGGTTACATCCATATATTAATAGAAAAGGTGAGTTTAAATATGTAATAATTCCAGCTGAAGAAGCAATTCCTATTTGGGATAGTAAAAGACAGAGGGAATTAGTTGCATTTATTAGGTTTTATTATATTGAAGATATAGATGGAAATAAAATAAAAAGAGTTGAGTACTACACAGAAAATGATGTAACTTACTTTATTGAAAGAGGTAATAGTTTTATTCAAGAATTTTTATATGATGAATATGGAAAAATGACTGATGTACAAGAAGGTCATTTTAGAATAAATAACAAAGAACAGGGTTGGGGTAAAGTTCCATTTATACCTTTTAAAAATAATGAAAAGTGTGTCTCAGATTTAACTTTCTATAAATCATTAATAGATATATATGACAATAATATTTCTACACTAGCAGATAACTTAGATGAAATACAAGAGGTTATTTATGTATTAAAAGAATATCCAGGAACAAGTCTACAAGAGTTTATAGATAATATAAGATACTATAAATCAATTAAAGTAGATGGTGGAGGTGGAGTTGATAAACTAGAGATAAATATACCAGTTGAAGCTAAAAAGGAGCTTCTTGATAGATTGGAAAAGAATATAATTATCTTTGGTCAAGGAGTTAATCCAGAATCTCAAAACACAGGTGACAAATCGGGTGTAGCACTTAAATTTTTATATTCACTACTTGACTTAAAATGTTCTAAGACTGAAAAGAAGTTTAAAAAAGCAATTAGAGAGCTTTTATGGTTTGTGTGTGAGTATTTAAAGATAAGTGGTAGTAAGAGCTATGATTATAAAACAGTTCAAATTACTTTTAATCACTCTATGATAATAAATGAAGCTGAAAAGATAGATATGGCAGCT